TTTCAAAATGTGTTTTGACTCTATCAATAACTGACATAAATCAGATTATACTGTTCCTATTGTTAAAGCACCTGTACCTTGAAAAGTAACTGATTTAGTAACCATACTATCTAATGAGTTATTAACACTCATTCCCGTTACAATTCCTGAACCTGTATAAGTTCTATCTCCAGAATCAGCACCCTCTGGGTATAGTATAAATGCAATTTGTGAACCAGCCAATAAAGTATTTTGTGGTGAATCACCTCTATTAAAATTCACATCTATATTTCCTGAAAATGAAGTTGTGCCAGCCGTAAAAGATTTTACTGATTCTCCTAAAGCAGTTGTTTCAACAACATCTCCTGTTGTTTCTAATGCAAATCCTGTTACATCACTTATCGCAGAACCACCAGCTTTTATAACACCCTCTTTGCCATGAACTATCGCCATTTTTACTCCTTATTATCTTTTTCTTTTTGTTTTGTTGTTATTTTTGGTTTCGCAACTTCTTCTTGCTGACCAACTTGTTTATAACCAAGACTTTTATAAAATTCAAGATTATTTACATTAATAACAATTTCATCTTGTCCTTTAATCATTTTAATATCTTTAGCCATAATTCCTTTTATTACTTTTCTTCTTCTTCGTCAATATCATCTTCATCTAATTCTTCATCTTCTATATCTGTATCGTCAAAATCTTCTTCATCTTCATCCAATGATTTTTCTTCTCTTAATTCTTCTAATAAATCTTTTACTTCTTCGCAAAGCATAGACACTTTGTCGTTTAGGTGTTCAATTTTATCTACTTTTTTTGTTATTTTATCTATAATTTTATCTGCCATCTATTGCTCCTATGGTGTTCCTGATTGATACTGATACATACATCTAATAGTCATTCTAATTCCACCAACAGGAAACAAAGTACCCTCATCAGTTTCTACTTGAACAATCTCTGTATCAAGTGCGTTGCTATCTCTAGTAATATCACTTTCTAAAGCTGTTTCAATAGCTGTAATTAAAGCATTTCTTAAAGTATCTATATTGGTATCAGAACCTTTTACAAATCCTAATACTATAAAATCTATTGTTCCTGATCTTGTTTTAGCACCACTTCCTAATTCTAAATCATCTCTATTTTCTTCTGAAGTTTGTACTATTACTGCTGGATATTGTTGCTGTGATAATTCTTCTAATTCAAAAGGTTGTCTAGTACATAGTTTGACATCAGGAGAACTGATGGCATCAATTACTGTTTTAATATTACTCGCTATGTTTTCTCTTACACTCATATTCTCATCCCTTTAAGTTGTCTTATCATAAATTTATTAAATCCTCTTTGTATAATAGATTCTGTTCTTTGATTAAAGCCAAAAAATTCTCTTTTGGGTTCATTTAATACTTGGTTAAAAAATGCTTTATCTATATTTGATTTTCTAGTAAATGCTAGTGTAGCTTTATTTCTCCCTGTTTTTTTAATTATACTTGGAGTTAAAGCACCCATCATTTCCCCTGAATACCAAAGATCAACTACTGTGGGTTTTCCCTCTCTTTGTAATTGTTTTAAATATCCCTCAGAGTAAGGTGCAAATGGAGAACCTCTATAATCAATTCCTTTTTTTGTTTTAGTTCTGATAATATCTAATAAATGAAACCCAGCTTGTTGGATTCCTTTATCAATTAGTCTTGGGAGTTTTTTCTCCAATCTTTTATATTTTTTTTGGAGTTCTTTAGAATTTGTTTTTATATTTGCTTTAAGCATTACCTATTTAATCTTCGTAAGCCATGCAAAGGTTCTCTTTCACTTGTAGAGATTGTTCCACCAGCATCGCTATCGTATTCAACACCATCTTCTAAAATAGTTTGCATTTCTTTATTATATTGTGAAGTATAAAACTCAATCATTCTTTCAAATCTATCTTTGTCAGCTTCAGGTCTAAATTTAGTTAATGCTGGTAAGAAAAATCTTGACAAGAATAAAAATGCACCAGCCCTTTTAAATTGGTCTAAATTTACTTTTGTATTAGACATTTCTACTGTGTTTAAAACTGTTATGTCGGTATAAACATTTGATTTATAAACAGGCCACCATCTTGTTCTTAATTCTCTTAAAATATCATTAGTAGTTTGTGTAATAAAAAATGCTACTTCAGAAGTGCCTGACGCAATACCAAAATCATATATATCTGCTTGATAGTTAGATACATCGCCAGCATTAATTACATCTGCTCCTGTAAAATTAGCCATATTATTTTATCCAAGTTATAACGATCACAATAGCAATAATAATTCCAGCAGTTACTTTAGGATTATCTTTTGCCATCTTCCAATATTGTTTTAATTGTTTCATTTTTTTTTCCTTGTTTTTTTTTTAGCTTTAAATTGTATTACTTTATCAGTTACTTCTTTTAAAGTAGTTTTCTTGATTTCTTTTTTGATTTTATCTAAAGGTGCAAAACCTCTATTAGTAAAATGATTTATATTAGATTCGTATTGTTCTTTTGTTCTTGTAATGGTCTTTTTTCCATTTGTTAATTTTATATCCATAATATCTCCTTTTATATCCTATGGCGGATTTCTCCGCCATAGAAAAGTAGTTATTAGTTGATTACTGATTCTCCAAGTATTTCTACACCATAAGAGTCATGTAATTCGCCAACACCATAAACTGCTGTTGCTACGATCTCGTCAGCTCTTAAGCTGGCGTCACGCTGTGTTTCTATCTTTAAATCTTGCATCATTGCTAGACCTAAAGCATCTTTGTGAAATATTCCACCTTTACAGTTGTCTGTGTCAGTAGTTCCATCAACATTTGAAGATTCAAACATTTGAACTCCAGCGATGTTTCCAACATATCCTGTTCTTAATGCTTCGTTAGTTAAGTCATTAGAATTTGGATTAACAAAAGTATTAGTTAAGTTTTTCTTCACATTGTATGCAACCTTTGGATTAAGCACACCACTGTAAGGTGCTGGTACTGCCGCTTGTCTTAAAGTTGCCGCCGCTTCAAAGATTTTAGCCACAGTTACTTCTGTTCCAGCACCACCGACAGATGTTGAAAATCCATCAAATAATGCAGTTAGGTCTGTGTCTATTTTTTTTGCAATCGCTTCTCCAAACAATTTACCAATATCTGCCGCCACATTTCTTGGAGCAGAATTTCTTGCTAAATCTGTTAGAGTAGTCATTATTCCATTTTCTGATGCTGAAATAGTTACAGAAGATGGGTTGATTGCTGTGTTAGATAAATCAGATGCTTCCGATACCGCCGCCGCAGAAACTGCCGCATAGATAGGAACTTCNACTGANTTTCCACCACCGCTAATNGCATAGTTTTTTACAAGTGGTCTCATTACTGATCTTTCACTTGCTACGAACAATGCTTCAGCTACTATCTCTGTGTATAGTTCCGATAGTGTAGAACTTGTGCTTTCGTTTGCCATTGTTATTTTTCCTTATTATTTATTTGTTAAATTAATTTGAGTAGGTTTTGAATCTCGTTCTTTGCGATACTCTGCATATTTAGCACGATCCTCTGGCTTACTCATATCTATATCCTGAATATTGAAAGGTTTTACAGTTTTACCCTCGACAGAACTCTGGCTTCCTGTGCCAGATTTACCACTTACGGAAAAGTGTGGATTCGCCTGTAAGAACTCCTTAACTTTTTCTTCAATCGTTAAGAGATTTCCTTTTTCGTTATAACGAATATTTGAATTATTATCAAGTATTTCTACTCTACCATCGTCATTTAATTTGATTGCATCTTTAAGTAAAGAAACCACCTGACTAGGGTTGATAGCATTATTTTTAGATGCAACAGACATAATAGAATTATCAATTCTTTCTTTCTTGATTTCATTCTTATACTTTAGAATTTCTGTATCTTTTTCAGATATTCTTTGTTGCATAAGCTTTTCAAGTTCTGCTTTTGATTTAGCTTCCTTAACTTCTTTTTCTTTAAAAGCTTCTTGCTCTGCTTTCTTTGCATCATCTAATGTTCTTTGATGTTTCTTTTGCTCGGCATCTAATCTTGATTTGATTATATTATCAAGCTGTGCTTGGGTAAAAGTTTGTTGTTTGGGTGCTTCTACTTTTACTTCTTCTGTTGGTGTTTCTGTTTTTGGTGTTTCAGGTACAGTAACCTTTGGTTGTTCATCGGACATATTTTTCTCCTATTGTTATATTATTAGTTCGCCTTTACTGTCATACCAATCTGGATTGACATAAGACCATTGATGACGACAATTATAACCACCTCGAACCACTAAAGGGTTTCCAGATTTCTT